AATTCTTTTTTGTTCTTTACTTGATAAACATAGAAAGGAACAGTAGAAATAGTTTTAGAGATACGTTTGATGATAGCATATACCTCACTATTGTTTTTATAGTCAAGTACAAATTTTTGCTGGTCTAATTCTGGATAAAGTGTTCTTCCGCCAATCAATCCACCGAAATCAGTAAAAGGATTGTTAAAAGTCACCTTTGGAGCTGCCTTCTGTTGAAAAGGGTTAGCTGCCTTTAGTATGTCCGTTAAATTCACGCTATATATTATTTTTACAAAAGTAACAAATTTTTATGCTATACAACCCACCCTCTTTTAGGTTTCGCATATTTTGTGTATATGGCATACCTCATAGAGTCCATTAAGTGATCTCGAAACTTCACAGGTTCATCAAGTGTATTGCCATCCGTATCGGTCTTCCACTTGTAGTTTTTAATCTCATCAAGCAAATCTAAAGACTCTGACCTGATATGCAAAGGAAATGACTTTACCTTGTTGATTCCTGCATAAACATCCTTTACAGCACTCTTAAGGTTAAACCCAGCTTTGTTTACTTCACTAATCGTTTTCGGTTCGGCAGGATCGGCATATATCTCGGAGTTCCTATCGAGTCCTAGTGACCTCATCCTATCAATTAGTAACGCCGTCGACATTTTTGTATCGTAGATTAATTGATCGACAAACAATTCGCCATCAAAGTTCTTAACCCTAACAAGGGCTGTTTGGTTGTTAAATCCAAAGTCAAGTCCGTAAAACACATCTCCGCCATCAGGGAAGTTCCTTCTACGCTTCCAATGCGTATAAATGGTCGCTTGGGATATTGCTCTCTCTCCTAAGCCGTAAACTCTCCAATATTCATGATCGGCTGCTTTAAGCCTCTCAATCTCCTCAATGATGCCCTTCTCTAAAAAAGGGTTGTCTAGGTAAGTCGTAATCGTAAAGTCTGCATCTTCTCTTGGAACAACCTTGTCGTAGATCCAGGAGTAGTAATCCGAAGGGTTATAGTCAATTACTATCTTTTCGGTTGTACGAAGGGACAACTGCATCCAAGATTCATAGTTTACCTCATTCGCCTCGTTTATAAACAGATAATTACGCTTTCGCCCTCTAATCTTCTGCGGTTGGTCAGTAGAAACGAACTCTACGACATTCCCACCCAAAAAGTAGATATTCTCGGTCTTGTTGTGCTTCTCTTCGCTATATAGCCCATACTTGGACAAAATCTCGATAAAGTCACGCATTACCGAACCTTTAATGGACGGAAGTGAGCTACGACATATTGTCAGCGTCTTTCCTTTCTCTTGAAGCAGTTTAACGATAAACCATGTAAGTACATTGTATGTCTTACCCGATCTCGTTCCTCCTTGCATGATGGAAATCCTCTTTTGTGAGTTTTGCAGTATTTCGAAGACTACGTTTGTGGTAACGTTCATAGGAAAAATTTTAAAAAATAGGATGGAAGTTTACTAATAGAAAACTTTTGGTTTTATAGGAAGGTAGGGGGGTCGTACTATTCGTAGTAGTCGTAGTTAGTACGAATGCTACGAGTGCTACGAGGCACTACGAGGGTTAGTTCATCTTTTTCACTTTTTTCACTTTGCTATTTTAAGCCCCATTTAAGCCTTTCAATTCCAAAATGGATAGATAGTACTACACATAGTGTTAAAAGCCGTAGAATCGCCTTAAAATGCGAAATAGAGGCATTGTAGCTATTCCTCATACTCACCGTCCTCGTTAATATCCAATAATTCACCCTTATCATGGTTATAAAGTGGGATTTCATCACTTTCTCCTGCCTTGTAAGCAGGTACGACCATTCCTGGCTCTGTTTGCGTATCAAAGTTGATTATCTCACCTTCAGGTAACGCTTTGTGCTCATCTCCATCTATTTGTTTCATAATATCTCCAATTTGATTCGGTTTAACTACGTTGACTGTAATCTGCTTAACCACATCTCCTTCATGAGCAACCTCAGTCTTTTCGATATACCCTCTTCTCTTGCCTCTAGTCTTCAGTAAGAACATGGTCGCTAAGGTATCACCCCTAGCAATCCTCTCCATCAGCTTTTGTTCGCCAAAGTCAAGCATTATCTCCTCAGGCTCGATTTCAGCTAATCTCTTAGCAAAGTCAGGATCATCCTTCAACCAAGTCTTATACTGCGTCCTACCGACTCCAGAAGCCTCACATGATATGGTAATATTGCCAAAGTTCTCCTTATAGGCTATGATAAAAGCCTCTTTAGCTATTTCTTTGAATTGTGCGTTCATATTATCTATTCTTTGTTGGTGTGCGAATTGAAATAATGCTAGTAACCTTTTTATCTAGGTTATCATGACCTAACCACTTGCCACAATTGGTGCATTCAAACTGTGTAGTCTTAATTTGACTAAACCAAACGTATCCATCAGTCTTAGTACCACATTTACAAGTGTACTCTCGTTTGCCGTAAGTATCTTTCATCTCAAATGTTTAAAAATGTTAAAATCATTGTTTTATATCAGAATTTTGGGGGGCACATTTGGGCAGTAGGGTAGGGGACGCTAAAAAAGAGGGTAGGGGGTCGGTGGGGGAGTGGTATCCCCTACTATTTAACATAATATATACTATAGGCACTTGTCCTCTATCGTTTGGTTGGTTCATTTTGTGGTTGGTTAGTCCGCTAAGTTAGGAAGTATTATTTAATGATTGCTAAGGCACTCAAATGCGAAAGCTAAAAACACCGCTTAGTATTCTATTAATATATAACCTACTAATTAAATTGTTAAGTACTTAAGTAGTTAACTAATACTTATATTAATATACTATATTAAATTAGATATTACATACTTAATACTAGTATACTAGTAATTTAATGTTACAACACTGAATAAATAACAAAAATAATTTATAAATTTTTACATTTATTTACATTTTGTATTGATATAGTCTTTATCTTTATTCCGGAATATAAAACCAATTCCACTAAAACTATGAAAAATCCCTTTGAAATTATGGGCGAAAAACTTGCAGAAGCATTAAAGCAAGATGAGCTTGATAAGCTACAAAGTACAACCAACGATATTATGGAAATGTTGGTTCAAAATGAATTTATTCATGATGCTTTTTTAGATGTAAAGGAGTTACAACAATTCATTGGATCTAAGATAAATCAAATATTAATTAACAATTTAATCAAATAATCATGCAGCATTTAGACAACTTTCTTTTGCTTTATTCTCTAGTTTTATTCGTCATCATCTTATCGAATATGGCTAGATTGGTATCTGATTATCTAATCACTAAAATCAAATAAAATGAGCTTATTATCTTTTATCATCTATCTAATCGTTGGAACTCTATTAATAACCCTTGCTAAAACAATATGGCAAGAAATTACTAACAAATAAAACCTACAAACATGACAAACACAACTACACAACAAGAAACAAGAACAACTTACAACGGATGGCACAATTACGCAACATGGAGGATTGCTTTGGAATGGTTTGACGGCTTTAATCCTTACCAGCATGAAACTGACGTTTATGAATTATCTCAATTGTTAAGAAACTATGTTGAGGAAAATTTGGAGCAAACAACAACACAAAGCCAAATTGTAATTGATTACGCTCTAGCCTTTACAAGTGAGGTAAATTGGTATGAAATAGCCCAACATTTGATTGAAATTGAGGAGGGTTGCATTTAATAACTTGTAAAACAAAAATAATGAGAACTAAAGTAAAATTTTTATACCACGAAGGACACGAAGATTTACTAGCCTATTTCCCTTTTGAAGAATGGTGCAATGATACTATGTCCTGTTATTCTCATATCGGTCAGCATTCTGCTTGTCATCCTTTTTATGCTAAGGAATGCAGAGAAGCTACCGAACAAGAAGCAAGAAGCCTAAAAATTGAGCTTTTGCAAATTGGTTATAAATTAGACATTTTAAACAATTGGGAACAAAAAGAATATTCCGAATTAGAAGAACAAATAAACGAAGCATTTTGGGCTATTAAATAGCCACCCCTAACCATTGAACCTGAAGAGGTTATTCGGTTCGTTGCCGACAATGGTTCTATTTTTAATCAAAATCATACACAATGACCTTTAAAATTGACAGCTACCAAGTTAACGAGCATACAAATGACCTCGTTTTATATGTTGGCGACTCTATTTTTTGCACAATTAATTGCCTAAATGGAAGAGGCGAAGTTGTAAGCGAAGAAGAAATCGAAGACATTATTTCGGACATTGAATGGGAAGAAAATGTCGGTAAGTCTCAAGCATGGAATGAATATTTAGCAAAATAAGACGTTTTTAGCCACTTTCTTTGCGGTTGGTATCTTTATACTATCCAAATAAGATAAGCGAAATTTAAGCCTATAAAGTGCCATTAAAAGCATTTTAGCTACGCTTTGCCCTTATATATTGTCAAAAGCTAGTTAAATGTGCAACTACTTTTCAGTTGCAGACAAAAACCTGCCAAAAATCCTATGCAAAAACCCCACAAAAACCCTACAAAAATCTTGTCCGATAAATTGTCTGGACAAAAAACCTGACAAAAACTTTGCAAACCTTTAACAATATTTTAACAAAAAACTTTTAAATATATGCAAAAACTTCCTAATTTTACATTCACAGCAAATAGTTAGGTGGTGGAATGGTTGTAGACACAGTGGTAAGCGGGGAGTACCACGTTAGAATAAAGGCGGGAACGCTCCAACGTCTCTAACAATGCAAGGTTCGAATCCTGCCCTAACTGCGAATGTGGTTCGATTCCACTCGTTGATTGAGGTTTTGGTAAGTAGGCGACAAGGTTCGATTCCTTGCACAAAGTTGGTACTGCGAACAATCTGACAACTCGGAAAGACGAGTAATATTTAAAACTAAAACAAAACCCATGCACGAATTAATCACACTCAACCATCAGATGAAGTGCGGTATTACAGGCACAATCATCGACAAAGGCGAACAAGCCTATTACAATCATCAGACAAAAACTTGCATTCATCCATTGGAATATGAGAAAAATATGAGCCAGACGAAGATTGGTGATCCAAAAACTTATTTTACTAGACTACAAAAACTAAACAAATAACATATGAAATTCGAATTCGTACAAGAAACAGATGAGGTACTAGGTGATACAGTTTACTTCACTAGACAAGAAGGTGTATTCGTTACAGGATCATTGAGTGCCAACAAGCAGAAAGCTTACGATGTTTTTAACCTGCTCAGTACTAATCAAGAAAGAACTAAGATAACCATATTAGAAACAAAAACCTATCAAAAACCCTCACAAGAGGAATAAAAACCCAAAACCAATGTTGAAACTAACCCTAGAACAAAAGAAAAAAGGTATCAAAGAAGAGTTTACCTATGTAAACAGTAACGGACGAATGTCAAAACAATACACCTACAAAGGGATGTATATTACTTGGGATAACCAAATCCTACATGGCAAATGGTATTACTGGAGAGCTAGTTATTACGGATCTTTAGATGCGGCAGTCGCAGGGGTGGACAGACATATCAATCACTATAAAAATAAATAAAACAAATGCTACAAATTACAGATTACAGAAGCCTATTTAAGTATGGCGACATGAAGAAGATTATGGAGATAACAGGCTACAGTCGTTACGTTATTGAAACAAGACTTAAGAATAATGACTACGAAATGACCGAGTTAATCAAAACATTCTATGAAAAAAAACTAGAACTACTTAAAAACCAAATCAATGATTACAGCGAAATTTAGAACACCAAGACAAAACTTACTAAAGAGAAAGCCACTATTTGTAGACCAGGATATTGTAAACAACCTAGTCAGTAAAGTAGCTAAAGTATGCAACGTAGATGAGAAACTAATCACCAAGAAAGGTAGATACAGACCTCAGGTACTTGCTCGTAATATGTGTTTCTATATCCTACACGTACACTACAAGCAAAAATCTGCACAAATAGCTCCTTATTTCAATAGAGATAGGACTACAGTATTACATGGGGTTAACACCTTTGTAAATGATGTAGAGGTAGTGCCTTATTACATGGAGCAATACATAGAGGTTAGAAGTAAGATTAAGATACCAGAACTATATTCAGATAACTATTAAAACAAACATTATGCTATCAACATTCGCACACATGAACGAAGTAGACAAAAAAATCTTTGTCGCTAAGATCATCCACAACATGAACTACAGCCAATCAAGTTATGAAACTATGGAAGCTATAGTTAAAATGTGGGAACAATATCCAATCAAACAAGCAACATTTTTTACACAACAAAATCAATTAACACATGGAACTGCAAACAACTAACAATGAAATTCAAGCACCTAGTTACCACATGGTAAACAAGGACTCAATGCTTTCTTTATCTAACGAGCTTAAAAGATTCGTAAAAGAAGCACACTTAGTATCTAACATTAAAGGGAAGGACTATTGTAACGTAGAAGCTTGGCAGATGGCAGGAGCTTCATTAGGCTTATTTCCTATCATTACAAGCGTACAAGACTTATCTAGTGAGAACGAGATTAAGTACATGGCTACTTGCGAAGTACGATCATACCAAGACAATAAGCTAGTGTCAGTAGGTATCGCAATATGCTCTAACAAAGAAGGTAGCAAAAAATTCTTTGATGAGTATGCTATCTTATCTATGGCACAGACTAGAGCTGTAGGTAAAGCATTCCGTAATCAGTTAGCATGGTTGATGAAAGCTGCTGGATTCGAGGCAACACCTGCTGAGGAAATGGACTTTGTACATGAAGAGCAGAAAAAAACCTCTAAGCCAGTACAAACAGTTGTAGCTGAAATCTTAGAAGATGAGCCTACAAGAGAAGAAATAATGATGGAAGTAGCTAAGTGTACTAAGGTTAAGCAATTGACTGACATATATTTTACCTACAAGCAATCATTTGATTCTGATGAAACATTGATGAAGGTATTAAAAATGAAAAAAGAAAACCTAAAATAATGGCAAGATTTAACGAAGATTGGTGTACTGTAATTGAACAAGATGGTATGCATCATGTTGTAACACCTACTGGATTAAGAATTCCAGGATTAATAACAACAATTACAAATGATAGTACAGGTGTATCAGCACAATGCACATTAACAATACACTGCAATATTGCTAAAGATTTCCAAGATGCAATTAATAAATATCAAAAAGAAATAAAATGAATTTAACATTATTACCAAAAGTAGAACTTAGTTCTATTGAGCCTAACAAATTTGCTATTGAGTTAATCAAGTCACAGATAGTTGATCACTTTACGCAGACAGGTGAATCACCATTAGAACTACTTGTTAAGTCTGAGGCTGTTGTACAGCTTTTAGAAGGCATTAGAGCCGATTTAAAGGAGTTAGTACTAGATGAGCTTAGTAAATATCCTGGAGGAAAGGCTGAAGTCTTAGGAAGCGAAATGGCTAAGTTTGAATCAGGTGTTAAGTATATCTATGACCAAGATTATACTTGGAGCAAAATGAATGAAGAAATAGAGTCG